AAAATATGTTTGATAACAAATATGATTTAATTTGGGACTGCGGTAATTATAAATTCAGTTAAAAAAATACCGGGATTTTTAAGATCCCGGTATTTTTATTTGTTATATGTTATAAAACCATATAACTAGAATTAACCTCAAAGGAGGTTACGGATTGCAATCTTGCGATAATAGTAATTCTTGTTGGCAACAGTTAGATCAGCTGTACCGCCATCGAGTTCAATGAATGGATTCGCAACCATGCCGTAACGTGTCTTGAAACCAATCTTTGGTTGGAAGCTGTTAGGATCAACAGCACGAACCATTTGGAGAGGAACGTATGGGCAGTAGAAAATACCGGCGTCGAATGCTGAAGTACCCTTATAACCAACTAGAGCAAATTGGTTAACGCTTTGGTTAGCAGAATATGGATCAACATATACCTTGTACTTACCATTTAGAACACCAGCAAATGTGGTTGAAGCTTCATCAACGTTTAGACCAGTGCTTAGAGCTGGTGCATAGTCTAGAACACCTGCCATAGCTAGAGCTGAAGCAACATCGCTTGAGCAGAGGATGAAGTTACCGCGGCCGCGACGTGTTTGTTGAGCGATGGCATTGGCTTCACGTTCGATTTGGAACATTAGACCCTTGAACTTTTCAACTGACCAACGACCATTTGAATCAACATCAAGGTCAAATACACCAGCTGAAGCAGTACCGACTTGAGCACCGATCTTAGCGCCCTTGTAAATGGTACGGATAACTTCACGGTTGATTTCAGCTAGGATTTCGGTTGAAAGAATGTTGCTTAGTTCAGCTTCAGCATCAAGACCATGAACAGCCTTTAGATCTTGAGCTAGTTCGATTGAGTATTCAGCCTTTAGAGCGCGGGTTTGAGCAGTAACGCTGGTACGCTCGATTGAGAAAGCCATCTGGGCGAAGTTACCATCACCAACACCACCTTGACCTAGACGCTCAGATTCAGCAGTAGTAACACCAGTACCAAAGGTGAAAGGATCATCAACTGGGTTTGAACCAGCATGGGTGCCCTTACCTGAGAAATCGGTATCGGCTTCGTTGAATAGAGCTTCAGCACCGTTTTGTGTGCTGTAACGGCTCTTCATTGCGAAGATTAGACCGGTTGGTTGGGTCATTGGCTGAACACCGCAAAGATCATAAGCGATCATTTGTGGCATAGCACGACGTACTAGGCTGATTAGAACTGGATCAAAACCAGCAACGCTACCGGTTGTAGCACCAGCATGACCCATAGCTAGGCCCATACCACCGCTATTGGTTGGTGAAGCTTCGTTTAGAACTTCAGCTTGCTTGACCATTTCACGTTCTTGGTTTTCTAGTAGAACGGCGGTAACTTCCTTACGGTAGTTATCCTTAATTTCTGGCAGTGAGGTGTGCTCTAGAATAGGAGCCCACTTCTTAACTAAATCTTGGCGTGACATATAATTTCCTTTACTTTAAAATGTTGAGGGCACTTACGTACCGCTTCATAGTTGGATCAATCGCAGTTTCTTCGGTAAGAACTACGGGTTCGTCCGTGACAACAGAATCAACAACCTTAGTCATTGGCTTAATATTGAAATAGTTTTCACGAATTGTATGAACCTTATTAGCGAAGGTATCTGAATCTTCATAGGAAAGTTCTTCAGCTAAAGCAACAAACTTTTCTACTTCGGTATCAGTTAAACCTGAACAAGCTTCGGCGATGATCTCACCGCGTTGCGCTTCAGCAATTAAACTGTTTAGCTCAACATTAGCTTCAAGTTGCTCATTAAGCTTGGCCTTAAGATCAACAATTGTTTCTTCCATTTCACCAAGTAGGTCATACTTCTCTTCTGGAACGTCGATATAATTTTCTTCGAAGAGGTTCTTAAGACCATGAACAAAGTTCTCAAGAATTTCTGACTTCATACCGCGTTCAAGGGCAATTTCATTCTGTTCAATCCACGACTCAACAATATAGTTGAGATATCCATCAACTTTCTCAATAAGACCCTCATATCTTTGCTCAACGCCTTCTTCAACGCGTTGCTCAAATTCTTCTTCTAGGCGTGCAACTTCTTGCTTAACCCGAGTTACAATAGCTGCTTCGAAAATCGTAGCAGCCTTTTGCTTAAATTCTTCAGAAAGATCTTCGCCATTAACAAGAGCAGCAACATCTTCCTTGACTGAACTTAGATGTGAAGCTTCGGGGGCAGAAGCGCCTTTAGTAACTACATTAGCTACATTTGACTTGCCACCGATTTCTTGCTTACGAACATCATTCTTTTTGTTTTCTGGATTCTGTTCAGAACCCTTTGAAGGATCACTGATATCAGTAGCTTCGTCTAATTCAACGTCTTCTACTTCATCGCTTAATTCTTCTTCAACTAGTTCTTCTTGATCAAACTGAGCAGCGGCCTTTGATTCAGCAAGCATCTCAGCAATCTTTTGTTCAATACTCATTATTGTCTCCTATTCTATATCTTTTCAGATATAATTTTCTTTATTATTTATAAAATAAATTTATTCACTTTATCCATTAATTATTCAATAGATTCTAAGAATTTCTTAAACCACTGTGCCTGCTTATTAGCCACTTGTTTAGCATTAATAGTCTTAACATCATGTTTAACCTGCTCAGCAATAATCCTAGAACCAGTGGATGCATTATAAACCCATTCAGCACCTTCCATAACGGCAGTCATCCAGGCCTCTGGGGCGCTTGGATCTCCCACAATATCAATTGCTGAAATAGTAAAATCGTCTTGTACTAACTTAGCGCCATTCTTTTCTACAAGGGAACCTAAACCACGAGTAGAAACACCAAGAGGTACACCCTCATCGATTAGACCCTTTGCGATCTTACCCATTGGAAGGTGAGTAAGAATACGTGCCCGACCTACTACATTATTACCATCAAACTTAAGCGACTCAACCAAATGGGAGGCACGCTCAAGATTAACTTGTGGATGATCTGGGTGTGACATTTCGCCAAGTGCGCGTTTTGCGGTAATTAGATCTTGATACTTACCAAGAGCCTTTTCCATAACGTTCTTGGGATAAACACGACCGTTGCGGTTCTTTAATTCGGCTTGAGCCCAAATGCCTTCAATGAAATACTTCTTTTCTTTACCTTCCGCCGCTTCGGTAATTACTGCATTAACTGGACTTGCTTCGCCATAATTGAATTCATCGACTAATAATTTCATGTTATGCTCCTGCCACCGAGGTGTTATCGTATACGCTAAATTCCGCAGTTTCAATCTTAGTATCATATCCTGAAACTTTACGTAGAACTAAATACACAACTCCTTCTGCGCCTGAAATTGATACTGTAAGATCTTTAGTATTTTCAACTGTATCAACATAACCTTCACCGGCAAAATCTAAACGTTGTGGTTGATCTGCGGTAATTGGTAATATTGTAGTGCCGTTACGAGCAATTACAATACCAGCTCCTCTAGAACCAGTCCAATTAGCAGAAATAATATTAACAGTTTGTGTAGTACCTTGAAGTACTTGAGTACTTGCAATTAAATCAGAATTAAGAGTAATTGTTACACTACCGTCAGATCCAGAAACTTTAACAACAGTTTCTTGATTAGTATTCTTTAAAATATACTTTTGAACAGCCATTTTTATTCCTTTATCATATCAATAACTGATAGAAAGTTTTCTTTACTCTCACGCATATGTGTAACAACATCTTTATGATTTTGTAATAGATTATTTATAATTGATTGAGTCTCTTTAGAAATTGCTACGGTTGACCCATCATTTAACTGATAATCAATTTTGTTCTCAATAAGATAATCAAATGAGTTTAATTCACGAATTCTTTGAGCAATTGGATCCACTGTAAAAATCTTAGATGCAGCTAGTTCACGGTATGATTCAATTAAAGTATCAGTTATTTTTACATCATGATATTCACGAATGATATCCGCAACCGTTATATCAGCAAGCTCTTCATACATATCTTTTGCTAAATCTTGTTCAATGTGCTCTGAATATTGAACTTGACAAAGATAATCACGAGCTTCATCAATTGATTGATGTGAAGTAGTTTCGCCATCAATTAAAATAGAACCATTAACAGTTTTCTCAATAAGATGGTCATAGCAATGGAATTGAGACTGAATCTCATGACCGGTAATATTTGTTGACAACTTACGAGAAAACTGTTTAAAATACATATATTAGTCGTCTAGATTTTCATTTTGTTCGTAGTTTTCCTTAACACCGGAAGCTTTTGTAATTTTATTATGAGCAGAGTCTGAATTTCTTAAGGCAGCACGATCATGCTTGCCGGCTTCTGCCCAATCCCAATTATCCGAAGCTCGTCTTTGCTTAAGATGATAATCTACTGATTTTTCTGCGCTTTTGCCAATTGTTTTATCACCTAATGCTTTACCAGCTCTTTCAACGCCTTGC